GTAGCCGACAACAGCTCTCTTTCACTTGCATTGCCAAGTCCGCCTATGAACTATCAGTCAGATTCTTTTTCGACAGGTAGTATGCGGTGCAGTAATGCTGTCGGTGGCGGTGTAAACTTAGAGTATGGTGTAACAGGTGTGCTATCAGGTTTAGATACTAGCAGCCGTGGCAAAGACATAGGGGTGTACGCTCGTATTGTTATCCCTTTAGACAAACCAAAGGCTCGTATTAACTGCGATGATCTTTATCAGATTGAATTAACGCAACGCAGACTAGAGATACAAAAGCTACGTGATGAGTTAGAAGCACTGAAGAACTTACAAAATGCTGGCGGCGAGATGGAGTTTGAAAACTAATGGATACTACCAAAATAGCAGATAATATAGATGGGCTTGCAGATCGTGAGTTTAAGGCAGGCGGCATGAAGTTATCGTTTGGCTCTATTGTGGCTATCTTTGCGTTCTTATCTACAGTTGTAGGTGGTCTATATGGTGGGTTCGTCATGTACCAAAAGATAGAAGAGGTCGCGGGGCTAGACCTAGGTGCTTATCAACAAGCGATGGATGTTATGGATGCAAAAGTCACGGGTATTGCGGAAAAGGTAGAAGAATCCGTAGAATATAGTCGTGACATTAAGAACGGATTACGTTCGGACATATTGAGCATTGAGAAGCAGACAGATCGTGTGGAGGACATGGTACGTGAATCTGAAGACAAAGTGCGTAAGATGATAGACAGCGCAGAAGTTCGCTTTGAAAATCAACGAGAACGTGTTAGAGTATCGCAAAGCGGTGATATGAAAGAACTTGAAGAAAAGTTAATGGATAAACTACAAAGGGCATTAGACAACCCCCTTGCTGATTAGGAGACTAATATGACTGAGTTTGAAAAAGCTGATGTAGACGGTAATGGTTCGATAGACCAAGCTGAATGGGATCGCATGGCGTTTGAGGATAAGCGCTTAAAAATGCTAGATGACGATGCACAAAGAGATGCCCAGCGCAAGATGGCGTGGTTCGCTTTGTTTGGTATGTTGCTATACCCACTGTCTATAATTATTTGTAACGTGGCTAATCTTGATGAAGCCATGAACTCACTAGCTTCTATTGCTGGTGTGTATTTTGTTTCTGTAGCTGCTATCGTTGCCGCTTTCTATGGTAAAGAAGCCTACACAAAAGGAAAGGCGAATAACGAATGATGAGTCTTGTAAGTAATCTAGTAGGACCTGTTACTGGGCTATTAGACAAAGTTATTGAGGACAAAGATCAAAAGGCTAAGTTAGCCCACGAGATCGCTACGATGTCCGATAATCATGCCCAGCAAGCTTTAATGGGTCAATTAGAAATAAACAAAGCTGAAGCTGCATCAGGTTCTTTGTTCAAAGGTGGGTGGCGGCCATTCATAGGTTGGGTGTGCGGTGTTGCTTTTGCATACCACTTTGTATTGCAGCCATTAATCGTGTTTGGTGTAACTGCCGCTGGTGTTGATATACCTGCATTACCAGAGTTTGATATGGGTAGTTTAATGACTGTTATGATGGGAATGCTCGGATTGGGCGGACTTCGTAGCTATGAAAAGAAACAAGGAATTACAAAATGAAAGAGAACTTTGATAAATGCTTAAAAATGCTTCTTGCTCACGAAGGAGGATTTGTAAATCATCCCGATGACCCCGGAGGTATCACAAATTTGGGAGTTACTAAAAAAGTGTATGACGAGTGGGTTGGTCGTGAGTCTACAGAACAAGAAATGCGTGACTTAACACCTGAAGATGTAGGCCCGATATATAAAAAGAACTATTGGGATCGAGTCAAAGGCGATCAACTTCCTTCTGGGGTAGACTGGTGCGCCTTCGATTGGGCTGTAAATTCCGGAAAAAGTAGACCTTCCAAAGCTATTCAACGTGCAGTCGGGGCTACTCAAGACGGAGCCATAGGGCCAGCTACGATAGGTCTTATCATGGAGAAAGACCCAAAAGAAATAATAAATTATGTTTACGGCGTTCGTCAGGACTTCTATAAGAGTTTAAAGACGTTTGAAACATTTGGACGTGGCTGGACGCGCCGCAACAAAGAAACTCTACATCAAGCGTTGGAGATGGTATAAAATGCCCCTAAAAAAGCTACTTTTGAAGTCTGGTGTGAACCGTGAAAACACACGTTATACGAGCGAAGGTGGCTGGTACGAGTGCGATAAAATACGTTTTAGACAAGGTACACCTGAAAAGATAGGTGGTTGGCAACGTATATCTGCTACAGTATTTCAAGGCGTAGCTAGGTCACTATGGAACTGGGTAACTTTAGGTAGTCAAAACCTTATTGGTGTGGGTACTAACTTAAAATTCTACATTGAAAACGGTGGGGCGTACAATGACATCACCCCATTACGTGCTACAGTGACGTTAACTAACCCGTTTGAAACAACTTCAGGTTCTCCTATCGTTGTCGTAACTGATGCGGCTGGTGGTTATACAGACGGAGACTTTGTTACATATAGTGGAGCTAGTGCAGTAGGGGGACTTACACTTAACGGTGAATATCAGTTAACAGTTACTACCACCACTAACGAATACACAATAGATGCAGGAGCAGCGGCTTCTTCTAGTGCAACAGGTGGTGGTACTGTTACCGCAAAGTATCAGATTAACGTAGGGTCAGCCTTTGCTGTTCCGTTAACTGGGTGGAGTGCATCTTCATGGGGTTCTGGTACGTGGGGTGTAGGTGGTACATCTACGGAATCTATACGTCTATGGAGCCAATCTAACTTTGGTGAAGACCTTATCTTTGGACCTCGCGGTGGGCCTATATACTACTGGGATGCAACCAGTGGGCTAACTTCGCGTGCAGTAGGACTGTCAACTGTTGGGGGTGCTAGTAACGTGCCTACTAGCCAACGTATACTAGAAATATCAGATATTAACCGTTTTGTTTTTGCGTTTGGTGCAAATGAGTTTGGGTCAGCTACGATCAACCCAATGTTGATACGGTGGTCAGATCAAGGTAGTGCAGTAGATTGGACACCCTCTGTTACATCACAGGCAGGATTTCTTACGTTATCTCGTGGTACTGAAATTATAGCTTCCAAACAAGCTCGCCAAGAGGTTCTAGTGTGGACTGATGCAGCGTTATATTCCCTGCAGTATGTGGGCGCTCCTGTGGTTTGGGCAGCACAGCTTGTAGGTGAAAACATATCTACAGCGTCCCAGAACTGTGTAGCATATGCAAATGGTGTAGCCTACTGGATGGGTAAGGATAAGTTCTACAAATACGATGGGCGTACACAACCACTACGGTGCGATTTGCGCAAGTTTATCTTTGGTGACTTTAACGAACAGCAATACGATCAGGTGTTTGCAGGCACTAACGAGTCTTACCATGAAGTGTGGTGGTTCTACTGTTCCGCAGATCAAACAGACGTAGACCGGTATGTAGTGTATAACTATTTAGAAGATATTTGGTATTATGGCACAATGGCTCGTACTGCTTGGCTTGATTCAGGGCTACGTGGTAACCCACTAGCGGCTACGTATACATACAACCTTGTAAACCACGAAGAAGGTGTAGACGACAATGAAACAGCAACTACTGCAGCAATACATGCTTACGTGGCTTCTGCTGAATTTGACTTAGAAGACGGACATCAGTTTGCGTTTATATGGCGTGTACTACCAGACATCCGGTTTGACGGGTCTACTGTGGGGTCACCTAGTGCGACTATGACCCTACTACCATTGGCTAACTCTGGGTCTGGGTATAACAGCCCTGCATCAGAGGGCGGCAATAATTCACGTACGATAACACGTACGGCTGTGCTACCTGTAGAATCTTACACGGGACAAATATACACTCGCGTGCGAGGTAGACAGCTTGCTATGAAAATAGAATCTACTGGAGAAGGTGTTACATGGCAGCTTGGTTCGCCACGAATTGACATGCGCCCTGACGGGAGAAGGTAATGCCTAACGAAATTGACAAGGTAGCTACACCTGCGCTTCCTTTAGCACCTGAAGGTTACGAACGTCCGTATATGGACCAAAATAGCAACGTGCTACGTTTGTTTTTCAACCGCCTTGTCAACACAGTAAATACTTTACTTAGCACTGATGTAGGAGGTAAGTTCTTATATATGCCCTACGGAGTGTTTTATAGCACTGTAGACCAAACAGCTTCAGTCGTTAACACAGGGTATGCAGTTACGTTCAACACCACACGAGCTAGCAGTGCGATAAGTGTAGTTAGTAACTCCAGAATTACGGTTACAAACCCGGGGGTGTACCACATAAAAGCAACTTTGCAGTTAGAATCTACAAATTCGTCAGCAAAGAGCGTGTCGATATGGGTGAAGAAAAACGGTACAGATGTGGTGTATAGTGACCATGAGTATAGCATAAGTGGTAGTGGTAAGAAGGACATAGCTAACTGGAACGGGTCTGTTGGTCTTGTAGCTGATGATTATGTTGAAGTGTTTTGGTCTACAGATAACACTAACGTAGAGTTGCACGCACATGCAGCAGCATCTCCAAGACCTGCGGTAGCATCAGCTTCGGTTGCAATAACATTCATAAGTAATGTGTGAGGTAGGAATGTTGCCAAATAACTTAAACTGCGGTACAGTACCTCAAACTCTTATTACTTTTCTACGGAGGTCACATAATGGAAACTGTAGTAGATAGTAAACAAGAACCCCTACCTACACCTAGTGTTGTTATGTTGGCTTTAAAAAATACTACTGGGAGTAAACACAGTGACCAAGCACGATTGTTAGCTGTGGCTAAAGAAATGACTATGGAAACTGCTGATGTTGTACAGGTAGGTAACAGTGTATTCTTAGCGCATAAAGGTAAAAAAGCCAACAAAAACAAAATGGTTGGACGTATGTTTAATGTTGATACTGCACGAAACATGATAGTAAACTACGTACAATACCTAAAAATATTGCAAGACAAAGGAGTAACACATTTCTCTTTTGATATAGACGATGACTTTTACCTACCTGCGATAAAATCAGTAACTAAACGTCTGGAAGATTCTGGTATACGTGTTGGTGTAAGCAAATTTAAAAATAAAAACGGCTATAGGGTTTACTTTAGAATTTTCCCTAGTCCAGAAGAGGTGTAGCTTATGGGTTGTTGTAGTTTTATTGAAGATGCAATTAAAGATGTTGGCTATAAAATCGACGATGAAATTATTCAACCGATCATAGACGTAACAGAAGATGCTATTGATTGGGCTGTTGATGAAATAGTTGATCCCGTTGTAGATATGGGACAAGATATACTTGAAGCGGCAGGTGAAGACCCATTAAAGACCATAGCCACTATAGCTGCCATAGCTACAGGTAATGTACACTTAATACCCCTTATTGATGGTGCAGCGGTTTTAGCTGATGGTGGTGATCTTGAAGACGCCGCAAAAGCCGCGGCTGTATCTTATGTCGCTAGTGCAGCGGGTTCTGCTGTAGGTACTGCCGCATCTGCAACTGCTACAGAGGCGCTTGGGGCAAGTGTATCGGCAAGTACAGCATCTACTGTAAGTAATATTGTTAAAGCAGGTACGAAGTCTGCAACAACTGCACTTGTATACGGACAAGACCCTTTGAAAGCTTTTGTTACAGGTGGTGCAAACGCTTTTGTTGCTGCGAGTTTAGGCAAAATCAGCACCACTATGAAAGAAAAATTTGGTAGTACCTATGATGATCTAAATGATGGAGTCAAAGATTCTATATACGCTGGTGTTTCTGCTGAGATAAGCGGAGGTGCATTGACCCCTGAAGCAATGTCTAACGTAATAATGAAAAACGCTGCTATCGGCGGCACTATGTCAAAATTCTTACAAGAAAACGCTGGGTTTGATGCGGCTCAAGCAGCTATATTAACTAACGCAGTAACTTCCGCTGTTACAAAAACAATACTTGGTAACCCTGACGCTGCAGGCGAAGCGTTCTTTAATTCTATTTCCGCTGCAGGTGCAGAAGCGTTAAAAACAGTTATTGATAAACCCGTAAATACTGCGATAGATAAAGTTAGTGGTGCTTACAAGGCCACAGAAGAAAAAGCTTTAGCTTTAGATGAAAAAACAAAAGCATATAACAAAATAATAAACGACATATCTGTTACAGAAAATGCACATAACGATTTATTAGATGAGCTTAACGGCAAGATTACAAAACAAGATGAGCTAAAACAAAAATATTTAGACAAAAAAGCTATTCTTGATGACGCCAAAAACATAATGAGTTCGGATAACCCATACTCGGCAGAGTTTGTTGACAACTTAAAAAATTCAGTAAATGAAGCTGCTGACGCTTACAATACGTTTAAAGATAACTTAGCAACTGATTATGAAGTATCATACAAACCCGCATTAGACGCATACAACAAAACACATGCAGACTACATTGCACAACTACCTGACGCAAAAACTGAGTTTGATATTGCTACTTCTGAGTATGATACATCTCTAAAGTATATGAATACTAAGTATGAAGACTTCAATGAGACGTTAAAACCTGCAACTGCTGCCATAAATAAATCTATAGCTCTTTCTTTGAGTAACGATTTTGATGAAGACGCATACAAAGCTTATCACGGATTAGATGCTGACACAGACGTGTACGGACATTTCCTAGAAAATAGTCAAAAACTACCTACAAATGCAAGCGGTTTTGCCACTATGCTAGATAAGTTTCACGACACGGTGTTAAAACAATCTTTAGCTAATAAAGGTATAAACGTAGAAAATCTAAATCCTGATCAACTGCAAGCCGCATTAGATTACGTTGTAAAAGAAATAAAAAATCCTGAGTCTATTACAGGCATAGATTTTGAATCCTTTAGTAATGAATTAAAGACAATAGCAAGTCTTACTTCAGGTGAAGTGGTAAAAACGTATCCGAAAGGTGAAGGAGTATCGGCAGTAGATATTGCTAACGGAGACGCAAAGCTAGTTAACGTTAACAATGAATACGTATGGCAAAAACCAGAGTTTGTTGATGGTAAGTTAGGTGGTATATACGACGCATTAACCGGAGAAACTAATTACTACAAAGAAATAATGTTTAACGGGTTAGCAAAAAGTGTACCTGAAGATGCTGTACTCACAAAAGATGCAGAAGGTAATGTTACAAAGATAGAATACCCAAATGGTAGTGGTCTAATATCAGAAGAAGTTTTACCCCCAGTGTCTTTACCAGATTTAATAAAGAAAAAAGTAGATGCAGGCGAAAATATACCTTCTGGGTTTATGAGTGCGGTTTTAGATTTAGGGTCAGCAGCAGGAAAACTTTTAGATGAATACGTAGGAACTCCTATATATGACGCGTCTAAAAAAGTTTACGATGCCTACGTATCTGAAGGTGCAAAAGACGTTATAGAAAACACCGCAAGTATAATAGGTGGAGCAACGGGCGAAACGCTAAAAGCTATATCTGGGTTGGCTGTACTCGCAGGATCAAACCCCAATAACAGTCTGGGTAAATTTGCAGATAACTTGATTAGTGCTAGCGGTGACTTACGATCTGAAGAGTATGCAAATGCTCTTGGAGAAATAGATGATGCAATGGCAGACTACGATAAACAGTGGCGGGAAGATAATCCGGGGCAAGAACCCTCTACTGCTAAGAAAGTGCTATTAAAGGCACAAGCTATATATGGTGCTGCATGGGATAACCCTGTAGAATTTTTGTCTGAGTACGTTGTTAAAGAAATAATACAAGAAGTACCTCTTCTACTTGCATCTGGCGGTGTAGGCAATCTAGCTAAAAAAGGTTTGCTAGAAGCTGGAGAAGCATATGCTACAAAAATAGCTACTAAGGCAAAACTTGGGACAGCTCTTACTTTAGATGCAACCGAAGCTTTTGGGGGTACAGCGGCAGGGGCGTTCGACGAAGCATATGCTACAGCAATAAAGACTGGGATGTCCGAACAAGAAGCAACGGATTATGCTATTGATATTGCGCAAGCGGCGGGTACTACTGCAGTTATAACCCTAGCTGCAACTGCTGGCATTGGTGGACAAGCTCTTGCAAAATCTGTTCTTGGGGACAAAGTTGATGATGTTTCAACAGGTGCGTTTAACGCGTTGTTTAAGAAAATAAAAGAAGGTGGTACAGTAACTGTAAAAGAAGGTGTCACTGAAAGTATTGAAGAAGGTTTACCACAACTTATAACCGGTATGTCTTTGGCTATGATTGACCCGACATACGATGTAGCGGGTAATGTTACTGGGTCAGCAATACTTGGTAAACTGACGGGTGCGGGAACTTCAGGAGGTATCTACACTGGTAACGCAGTAGCTGATACATTGATGTCAGTTAACTCAAGCGT